AGGATGACGGCCATGTCGACGTGGCTGCCGACGGTGAGCAGCCCGTTCGTGGCTTGGTCGACGGTGTTTGACCGGTTGTAGCACCAGATGATGTTCCGCATCCCCAGGGAGGTGGTGATGGCCGCGTTCTTGGCCGTGATCTCGTCGGACATCAGCGGGTTGTGGGTCCCCGCGCAGGTGCAGAAGAACTTGGTGGGCTGGCCCGAGCTGGCCGTGTCGGACCCGTAGGTCAAGATCTTGGCGTAGGGCTGGTAGGCCGCCTCGGCGACGAAAACGACGTTCGCTCTGGCATGGTTGGCCACGCCCGGTAGAGCCGCCGTGAAGTCGCTGGTGGCGATCGACCCGTCGGCGCCGCTGGCCAGGCTCTGGTTGTCGATGTTCGTCGGGCGACCATTGGCGGTCTTGGTGACCACCACAGCGTTGGTGACCGAGTCCCCGATGGTCGTGGCCAGGTTGTCCACGCCAGTGGCGTGCACGTCGAGGTTGGCGTAGATGGTCGTCTTCCCGCCGTACGACACCTCCAGGTTGAACTTCGTCGCGTTGTTCGCGATGTCGGAGGCGTCTTTGATGCTGATGGTGACGCCCACCCCGGTGGCGCCGTTCGACCACACGCCAACGCTGGTGGCCGTCGCGAGAACGATCTCGGTGACGCCCGAGACCACGGAGGCATGGGCCTTCACCGCGGCTGCCGCAGTCACCCTGCTGACGACCATGGGGAAGGAGAACGGACGGCCGCTGATGGCCTGCCAGATCTGGCCGGTGACAGCTCCACCGCCGCCGGCGTCCCGGCCGCCGTAGATGGCCAGGAACTCCGTGAAGCTCCCGACCTCACGGGGGCCAGCGGGTCCGCGAACGGTCTGCCCGAGCACGCCCACCTCGTTCATCGCGACACCCTGGATGATCGTGTTCGGCTTCCGCCGGCTGACGTACACGCCTTCCAGCTGTCCCCAGATGTTGCGGTTGGTCGAGTAAACTACGTTGCTGCCAGTGGCCATGATTTCCTCCTAGATGCGCGTGAAGGTTCCGTCTTCGTTGACCTGCACGACTGGCAGGCGTTGATCAAAATCTGCGACGCTGACCGGGGGCACCCGCGTGGTGTCCAATCCCAGCAGCAGTTGGTCGATGTCGTACACCCCGGCCCTGGTCACCAGAACGGGCAGGGAAGCGTCGATCTCGAGCACTCCCCAGTGCTGCGAGCTGAAGGCCATCTCATCGTTCCAGTCGCCTTCGTCCATCACCCATGACGAGTAGAACTCGCCCAGTAGGGGGCAGGTCGACACGGGCAGCACCAGCACACCCGGCGCGCCCTCGCGCTGCAGGAACAGCTGCTCCAATGCGTCTTCGAGCTCAAAGCGTTCGGCTGGGGTGGCGCACCCAAGGCGCAGCTGCACGGTTCCGCTCCACACGCCCACATCAGCCACCAATGTGGTTTTTGTGGGGTGGCTGTGCTCCATCTCCTGCCGCGGGTAGTAGCGGAATTTCGGGGCCACGATCGCGAGGGACGAATAGGTCAGCTCAATGTCCGGCGGGGTCTGCACCACCTCGACGTGGTTTCGCAGCTCGGGGATCATCTTCTCGATGTGCCCCCGCAATGCCTCCAGTGCCTCCAGCTTGACGACCGCCCTCACGTTCGCACCTCGGACTTGATCTCGGTCAGGCAGCGCTCGACCTCGCCCCGGGCGGCCGCGGTGAGTTCCTCCATAGAGTCCCGAACGAAGTAGCGCGGCTTCTGGCCGAACTTGCGAATCTTGCGGCAGATCAAGAACGTGATTTGGTGCGCCAGGGTCTCGCCCTGCTCGCCGATGCTCTTGAACGTCCTGCGGCGCTGCCCCGGGTTGAGATCGTTCCCATGGACGGCCGCGAAGCCTTCCTGCCTGGTGCCCACCACTCGCAGATTGCGCAGCACCCACTGGTAAATGGCTTCCTGCCCCTCCTTGCTCACGGCGTGGGGGCGAGATCCCTTCTCCAGGATGCCGATGTAGGGGCAGCTGTTCAGGCAGTAGGCGACGACGTTCCCCACACCGGTGCGGTACGAGCCACGCCAGCCCGCAGCGGCCCCGCCGCGATCCTTGGGGGTACGGCGAGCCAGGAAGGGCCCGGCGTGCCTGGCAGCGCTGCGGAGGCCTTTGACGATGGCCACCCGGGCGCGCTTGTCGGCCTTGACAAAGACCGGGCCCATATCGGGCATCTTGTCGTAGATCACGGGTCGACCTCGACGCCTGCCGCCCGGGGCAGGTTCATGTCCATCAGAATCAGCACCCAGCCGATGGTCTTCTCCCGATCGACGTACGGCGGCTTGGAGTTGCGCAGAATCCTGTCCTGCTGCCCCTGGCCATGGGCGTCCACCAGGCGGAAGAAAAACTGCTGGTTCTTCTGCATCTCCCCACCGGTCAGCTGCTCGTAGGTGTAGGACAGCGAAACCTCGGTAACGGGGATGATCCCGTCCTCGTGATACCCTCCGGCCAGCATCACCCACTTGTAGCCATTCCACAGGGGGATGCTCGGAGCTGGGGTGATGTCGGTCACCTCGTCATGGAAGTCACCGTCGCCAACCCGCTGGCTCGCGCCAAGCCAGGTGCGTTTCACGGCCTGCATGTTGAACTGCCGCGTGCCAAACATGCGGTTCAAGCTCCCACGCAGCCGGTCCACGGTCGGGACCAGCTTGTCGATGAGGTTCGAGCCCAGTGTGGCAGATCCGGCCATTACGGCGCCTGTCCGACGTATCCGTCGATGGTATCGCGCGCGCAGGCCCACACCGTCGGTGCGGTGGTGGCGACTGCCTCGATTTTGTTGTGCCCAGGGCGCAGGGGCTCGATCAAGTCGAGCACCCCGGTCGTCATGGCGGCCACTAGTCGCGTCTTCACCAGGAACAGGGTTCCGTCGTGAGCATCCGACCAGTAGACGTTGATGGTGATCGGTTGGTTGGTGCGCAGGGTAATCCGCACGCCGATCTTGTTCACGCTCTCGGGCCCAACGTCGTTCACCTCATCGTAGAGGGTGACCGTGCCGTTCAGCCCGGGGTTGTCGATGTTGTTTTGCCTGAAGCGTTGGATCATTGCGGTTCCCTCGTGTTGGAGTGAATCGCCCCGACGACCGCTCCACAGCGCTGGAGAGAGCCGCGTAGTGGACGTCGTCGGGGCAAACTATTCGAAATCATTTTCCGATCCAATTGTCGCCGTTGCCCCGGCTGCTGCCGCCGACGGGAAAGCCCATGGCCGCGTCCCATCCGCGACCAGAGCCTGGCTTGAAGATGTTGTTGCCCCGCTTGATGAACAGCGTCGAGCAGAGCAGCCCGACGAGGCGTTCGCCCTGGCGGGCCAGCTCGTTGAGTTCTCCGCTGCCTGCCAGCTCGATGGTGCCCACCTTGCGGGCCGCCAGTCGCTCGTATGCCGCCGGCATCTGGACGTCGTGCAGGTCGTTCAGTTGGGCCAGAATGCCCTTGGGGGTGGCGAAAAGAGAGTTGGTGATCCGGGCGAGCATCCCCGGCTTGTTGGCTATTTGTCGCAGCGCCATCTCGACCGGCGCCATCTCGGTCTGCAGGAATGCCTGCGGCCACCCCGTGAAGGTGTAGATGTCGGCCTCTTGGGCGTCCGTGATGACGATGACGTCGAGGGAGTTTTTAACGGCCACGACGCCCCTTCTTGCCGGCAATGGGCTTGGCAGCTTCGGGTGTTGGCGCTTCGCCCGCAACAGTCGGGATCGGGGGTGCGATCTCGGCCAACCTGGCAAGCGACTCGACCATCACTTCCCTGGTCAGCACGACCCCCGCGGGGGCGGGGTCCGGTTCAGGCTCGATACCTCGGTCAATCCCGTTGAAAACGAATCGGTCAGGATCGTCCACGTTGGGAACTGGAGAGTCAGGCACTGAGGTGAACCCAGCTGGGGCAACCTGCCCGTCTGGACTGATTAAGAAACGCTCTGGGTCAGCGACCGCCGTCTCCACCTGGAGCGGCTGACCCGCGTCGGTGGAGGTGGAGGCCTCAAGCTCTGGCGTGGAAAGGCTGTAGCCGGCGTCCAGGAAGGCACGCTGATACCCGGCGGGGCCTTCTACGACCTCGCCGGGCATGGAATCGTACCTGTCCCACGCTTTCCCGGGAACCGAGCCGATCCCAAATCGGATCGGCTGGCCTCCGAGATTGATATAGCGTGCCAGCTGACACGCCATGGTTACACCTGGGTCTCGTAAGCCGCGCCGTAGCGCGCCGACAGCGTTCCCGAGGTGTACGCCGTCGCTTCGATCCGCAGGTGGGTCGCCCGCATGCAGGTGATCAACGCGGCGGTGGTGCTCCCCGAGGAGACGGTGGGGGTTTGCACGTAGGCCCAGGTTGCTCCGCCGTCGAAGCTGGCCGACACCGCGTAGGTCCCGATGAAGTCACCGGCCTTGATCCACACGCTGGCAGCGCCGCTCCTACCCACGGGGACGGGGATGCCCTGGTTGACCGCCCCGAGCAGGAACCCGGAGTTGTTGACGGTCTCGGTGAGCAGCACCGTCTTCCCTTCGGCTGCCGTGATGGAAAGCACGGCGGTCGTGGGAACCGGCACGGACAGCGTGGTCGGGTAGGCCGCAGCGATTGCCGCGGCCGTGGCCACCGCAACCTCGATCGCGCTGGAGACCCCGCTGACGTCGATGGTCGTTCGCCCGGCGACAGCAACGAAGCTCCCGTCCTTCTTGTACTCGAAGGTCGTGAGGGTCGTCCCGTCGGTGACGGTGAACTTGTCGTTGGTGCCCCCGCCTGCGGCGATGTTCGCAACCGTGACGCAGGTGATGGTCTGCATCTGGCTGGCCACCGTCGGGACGATGTCCCCGAACAGGCCGGTCTTGAGTTCCTGCACCGGGTTCAGCAAGTACCGCTTGACGTTTCCACCAAGGCGGTAGCTGACGGTGCCGGACGCGCGCGCCGAGTTCTTCCCGCGTACCAGTTGGCACTTGGGAAGGGGCCCGATCATGGCCTTGGCGCTCGTGCTCGACCCGTAGGCCTCCCACGTGGTGCCGCCGTTGAACGAGATCTCAACGGTGCCCGTGGCGGAGAACGTCCCGTCAATGCTGACGTAGACGTCCTCGAGATCGCCGACGTTGAACTCGGCCAGCTCCGTGGTGTTGGCCGAGTCTCCCAGATTCTTTGTCTTCAACATGGTTCTAAACCTTCCTTGTGAGCCTTCTTTGTGAGCTGAGCCGGCCCGTTGGGCTAGTTCAGGGCCAGGTTGGTGTAGAGCAAGCTGGTGTTCGGGTTGCGGTTCTGCACCTGGAGGTACATGTAGATCGCGAACCTGCGTCGATCCCCGAGCCGGGCGATCTCGATGAGCTTGCCGGTCATGCCGGTGCCCATGCTCTGCATCGTCCCGTCCTGGGAGACGGTGATCCCGACGCCGCTCATGAGCTCGTCAGAGGTCGGCTGCGGCAGGTAGCGGATCATCACCTCGTTGGTGTTGAGCAGGGCCAGCGTTCCCGTGGTGGTCTCGGGGATGCTGATGTCGCGGATGAAGGGGATCCCCGCGAAGGACATCACGTCCACGCCCGCGTCCAGCTTGATCAGCTTTCCGCCCACGCTCAGCTCGGTCACGAACTGGTACTGGCGCTGCGGATCGAAGATCGCGGCGTACGTGTCGAACGCATCGGCCGAAAAGACGCCCAGGGTGGGGCGCTTGCTTCCGCGTGCCTTCTTGAAGATCTTGGTCAGACCAGCGCGCATCAGGGTGGGCGTCAGGCGCCCGCCGTTGAAGACCTTGGCGTCGATGACGTTGCCCTGGAACTGGGTGACGGAGCCCTTGTCGATGCCGGCGTAGGTGCCGGTGTCGAGCATGGCGCCCGAGGTCGGGTCGAGGAGACCCATGATCTGGTCGTTCAGGCCGGTGCCGGTCCACAGGTGCTGCGCGATGGCGGACCCAAGGCGCTCGGCCGCGGTGTCGAGCTCTTCCACCCGCATGTTGGCCAGGTCGGAGGGGCTGCCCGAGCAGCGGGCAATCGCCTCACCGAGACCATCGTAGGCGAAGGCCTCGTGGTACGTGGTGATCGGGAGGTGAGCCGGTGCCGAAGAGTCCCGGTTGAAGTTGGTCACGTCGGCGCCCGGGGCGATGGGGGCCGTGGCGGCGTAGTTCGCGCTGCCATACCGGACGATCCAGTCAACGGCCTTCTGCCCCTGGAGTGCGACCTTGTTCAGGACTTGCAGGGTGGGGGCCGCGCGGTTGATCGAGCGGGCAACGTTGTTTTCGAAGACGAGGGACATCGCCGCGGCGGCGAGTGTTGCTGTGGTGGGGGTGTTGGCCATGGTGCGGACTCCAAAATCAATGGGTTGGTGCGCTGTTCTGCCGCGCTTCGCATCCCGGATTTTTGAAGGAGTCCGCCTCCTGCGGTTGTGCTGTCCCCCGCTGGCATGCGGGGCCGTTTCCGACCCCGTGTTTTTATTTTACATCCCACCGGGTGAAGTCCCGCAATTCTCCCTCCCGGCGGGTCTCGCCTACACGGTGGGGTTCGACAGAATCTCCGCGGCCATCTGCGGAGTCATCTTCTTCGGCTCGCCCCCAGCACCCTTGTTCCCAGTACCCCTTTCGCCGGTTCCCGCGGCGTTCTTCGGCGGCAGCGCGGCCTTCCCTTCGTCCGTTTCGAGGTAGGCCTTGATGCCGTCCTCGAGGGCCAACTGCTCATCCCCGTACTCACCTCGGCGGACGTAAACGATCGCGCCTTCTTTGTTGCGGGTGATGGCACCGCTGTCGAACAACCCCGCCAGGGTGGGGCGAACCAGCGCCGGGATGATGCCGGCGGCGTTCAGGGCGGTCTGCACGGCAGCGCGCTCCTCTACCCGCTTGGTCTTGAGGTCATTGGCCGCCCGATCTTCCTGGTCCTTCTTGGCCTTGCGCTCGGACGCGTCCAGCCTGGCCTTGAGATCAGCCAGCTCGACATCGCGCGGGTCCTTGCCCTTGGAGCCGGCCTCCTCGGCCTTCTTCTGGCGCTCTACCTCCAGCGCGTCCAGCTTTTCCTGGAGAAGTGCGGCTACCCTCTCCTCGCTCAGGGCGCTGTCCGCCTTCTCCCGAAGCGGCTTGAGGTGCGTCTTGACGGCGCCGTTCACCTGCGCGGAAACCATGCCGTTTATCTTGGTTTCATGGTCAGTGAGCGATTTCGAGATGAGTCCCGCGATGAGTTCCAGATCTTTTTCTTCCAGTGCCATGTTGTTTCTCTCCCCTGCTGTGGTTGTGCGGCTATGCCGCTTGTTGATACGAAACTTCGTCCCGCCGGCTGTACTTCGCCCAGGACTCTCGCCAGGCGCCGCAACTACACCTACACAGGGGATGAAGGGGCGCTGCATCAACTGTGATGGAGTGCTGCCGCAGCTTCCCCGTGCGCTTGGAAATCGTGGTCCACACCGCCGTGAACTTCTCCCCAGGCTTCACGGTCTTGCCGTCGAGGCTGCCGCAGGCTGGGCACCGGCGGAAGTCGTGGGCGGAGTCCCAGCGGATGACCAGCTCGGGGTCTTCGGCCTTGGCCTCGTGGATGCCCTCGATGGCCGTGAAATTGTAGCTGGCCATAGTTTCTGTGCGAGCCAGGCGCTCGGCCGACCACCGCTCGCCCTCGAAGATGTCGGGCATCTTCGTGAGCAGGCGCCGGGTCAGCTCGTCCATGGTCTCCGACCTGGTCCTGCTCACTGCGAGTTCTAGGCGCAGGCGATCCCCAATGGTTCCCGCGTACCTGGCCGCGCTCGTCTCGAATCTTGGCCACATCAGGCTGCGCCCGGTGGCGATGACCACGGCCTGGTCGATGGCCAGGGGCTGGATGGTCCCCTCGAAGATGGTGCCGAACGCCTTCCACTCACGCTGCAGGTTGTGCAGGGCGAGACCAGAGATGCGCTCATGGGAACTCTTCAGCGCCCCCTCGGTGATGTCTCCCAAGTCGTCGGCTGCCTTCAGTGCCCGGTTGAGAACGATCGTGGCGTTGCGCAGCCGCTGTGCCGTGAAGGTGTCTGCCCCGTTTTCCTTGGACAGCCACAGGCGAAGGTCCCGCTGCACCTCGTGCTGGGCTCGCTCAAGAACTGGAACAATCTCCCGCAGGGCAGAGTCGTGCAGATGCTCGATCGAATCCGCGGTTTCGTCGAGGACTGCGAGGACTCGCTCTCGGGTGGTCAACATGGGCTATGGCTTCCGACGAAGCCCTCCACCATTAAGCGGCATCCGGTGCCCCTTCGACCGGCTCCTTGGGAATATCATCCGTCACCTTGGGCAGCGGAGGCAGCCCAGGGCGCGTCGGGGACTTCGTGATGGACTCTGCCGTGACGTTCTCCTCCAGCTCATCCTCGATGGAGTCGAGTTCCTCCTCATCCACCTCTTCCCCGAGAACATCCTTGGCCAGGGCCATGTAGTACAGCTTCCAAAACGTCGGCGATGGGATCGGAACGCTCGACAGCTCCACGGCCCGCGTGATCGAAGCATCCACCGAGATGGCATCGAACTTCGCCATGCCCGAAGCGGCCCACTTGTCCACCAGGGCGACGTCGCTGCGCCCACGGGAAACCAGATTGGTCAGGTCCTCGGCGAACTTGCGGGCGATTTGCCCGAGGGCCGTGAACACCACCACCGCGCTGGCCTTGTCGTGACCCTTGCTGTCGGCGGAGCGCCGAAGAGCGGCCGCCGTGTTGTCCGCGGCCAGGGCCATCTGGTGGGTAACCCGGTGAATCTCGGCGCGCAGCTCACTGCATGACTTGCGGGCCTCCTCGAAGGGGGCGTTGCTGGGCCCGACGAATTTGGCCTCATCGTCCTTCCCTCGAACCTGCACGTGGCCTTGCCCGCGCTTCTGCTTCACGGCCCGCTCGGCGTCCTGCTGGTTCTCACCAATCTGAACGCCGGCCGATGACTCTTCAGGCCCGAGGAATTCGTACAGCTCCTGGTGCAGGGACTGGAACTCTGCCCATGCCCGGCCCGACAGGCTCTCGAACAGCGCTCTGCATGCGCTCTCGATGTTGTCCATGGCCCACAGACCATCGCCCACGTCGAGACGAGCAAATGGCACTCGACCGAAGGTGTGCTTGCCGCCCTTTACCCGACGCACTACGATTTGAGGAGAAGGATGCTCATTGACCTTATGGGGAAGTTCGTAGATTGCCCACTCTTCCCGGGTGTACACCAAAAACCGCTCTATCACGATGGACCGACCACCCTTGAGTCCCGTGCGCTTGCGAGATCGCGAGTGGACCACCACGAGTTCGAGTTCCCCTGACTCGTCCTCATCCCAGTCGATGACAGATTCCGCCGGCACGATGAGGGCGTAGGCCTCCAAGGCGCCCGCCTTCTCCTGGGTGGCCAGATTCTTGTATTCTTCCGAGGGAGATGGGGGAGCTGGCAAGTCAGTCCGCGCCCACGCCACCCGGCAAATCAATCCCTCCAAGATCGCCTCGCGCACGAAATCGTGCATCGAGATCGACTTCCCCCCGGGCGGGCTGACGTCCTTGAACCACTCCGAGTACCACTCAGGTGTGGGAGGGCCTTCCTTTGCGCCCTTCTCTTTGGACAAATCCATCCGCAACTGCTCCGCCGACAGGCTGGCCTTGATGAAGTTCAAAATCTCGCCCGCATACGGCAGATAGAACGCTCTGCGACAGCGCTCCTTGTACACCCCAGGAGATTCATCGTTGTGCTTGGGGAAGACCTCTTCCATCAGCGCGTGATTGCGAAGGAGCGCCTTCCCGCCTTTGTAGAAAGCGCGCAGGCGTTCCAGATAGGCGCCATCGTACTCGGGGTGGGTCGCGGAGATCTCCTCCCACGTGACCTGTTCAGGCAACGACGATGGTTCTTCCGCCATTGGTTCATTCTACTGCAACAGGCGAATGGTCCCGCGCTTCTACACCCCGTACCGGCCGGGATCCTCTCTCGATCCACGTCGCACCGTTTGTGGAGCCGGGACCACCATTATGGCCGTGAGACCATGTACCAATGCGTCTACACGGTTGGGGCTTTCGACCTGGTTGAGGGGATCCCACATGCACATTTCGTCTTCCAACTTCGGGAAACAACCAATGTGGTGGACGCGCTTCTGTTCGTAGAGTGACAACACCGGCTCGGCCCGCAGTCGCTTGCCATCCTTTGCGTGCACACCCACATATTTCATCCCGCGAGAATTTGGGTTGGCTCGAAGCAACGCCTCCAGGAAATCCCCGCCTTGGTTCGTCTCTCCAATGACCGCGTTGGCCATCCTGCGCACGTAGACAGAGACAACGCGGTCGCAGCTTTCCTTCGGGCTCAGGATGGACGAAACGTCCTCTAGGACGAACCCGTGGAGTTCTGGCTTCCCCAGGCATGAGCACATCCCAGCCCCCACCGCCAAAATGCCGTGCTCGTCGCTGGTGGCTTGCGCTGTCGTGGCTGGATCCCAGGCAATCACGATCTTGGAAAGCTGCGGCATTTTGTCTAGCCTAGTGGACTCGATCCACGCCCGCTTCCACAGAGCCCCTGGATTGTCGTCGAGAATCTCGGCGTCAATTTCCTGCCGGCCGAGGCGCGTGCCTTCGTACTTCTTCTTGATGGCGGCCAGAAATGACGGGGCAAGGTTGGACTTGTTCTCGTAGGTAGACCCGATCGTGGTCACCGTGGACGGGTCGGCATCTAGATCCCGCAGAAACTTCAGACCCCGTGGAGTACTGGTGATGCAGGCTTGGGGGTGGGTGCCCTGTCTCAGCCCGAACTGCAACATGTCCCAGGTCTCTTGCAATTGAGCCCATGCGGCCAACTCATCTGCCCAACAGAAATCGTGCTGAGGGCCACGTAGACGATCGGGCTCTTCGGCCGAGTACACCGCGCAATGGGCGCCGTTTGGCCACGTGATTCTACGCTTGCTCGGCTCGTACAGCGGGCGATTCCACGGCGGGCACACGGCAAGGATGCCGCTAGGCCCCTCCACCATGACGTCGCGGGCGTCGGCCGCTGTGGCAGCCACGAGGGCACCACGGATGCATCCATCTCGCTCGACCTTCCATCTCACCCATTCGGCGCCGCATCGAGACTTCCCGAACCCTCGACCCGCGCGAAGATGCCAAGTCAGCCAATCCCCTGGCGGTGGCAATTGCTTCTTGCGCGCCCGCCATTCCCAGTCGTAGCTGAGTTCGAGCCGAGCCTGGCGGTCTTGCTTCTCCCAGAAATCTAGGAACGCATCAAGCCCGCCTAGGTCGTCAACCGATCGCTGGAATTCGGATCGGTCGTCACTTGGCGCCGGCAGTATCATCGCCTGGCGCCTCCTGTTTCGCTGGCTCCTCTGGCGGCTTCTCCTTCAGCTTACGCCGCTCTTCGATGGCCACGCGAAGGGCATCGGCGACGCTGTCAGGCCCGAGAGGCGACATGGTGCCGTCTTCGCTGCTCAGGTCGACCTGCATTTTAGGCTTGCCAGCGTACTGCTCGATCAGATTCTTCCTGGCCGAATCGCTCTTTGATAGCCCGGCGATTACCTCTCGTTGAAGGAGTGCATCAATTCGCGGGACATCAGCCGGCAGCCCAAGCTTCTCAATGAGCTTGCGCCCGAGTTCGGTGTTGTCGGCACGCTCCAGAAAGTCCACTACTCGGGTGGAGCGCTCGCGCCCATTGATGCCGTATTGGTTGCGCGGCTGATCACCTTTCTTCGACGGGCGAAGGTTGGCTAGGCTGCGTGGGTTCGTGCCGCGCTTGTCGGGAGGGAAGGGGGAGTCGTCAGACATCGGCGCGCCTTTCTGGCGCGGTCGATGCGCCTACAACGCAAGGGCGGTTTGCTGGAGTCGGTGCCCGGTCACGGCCTTGGATCGCACGCCGGGAAACTGCTCCCACCGCTTCCCATCCAGCTCGTGCCCGGCTGACGTCGGGCGCACGCCGCCCCACTGTTTGAAGAACAGGGGGACACCCGCGTCCACGCATGCATCGCGGAGCGCGCGCGGCCAGTCCATGCGGTCTATGCGCGGTGCCCATTTGCCGTGGTCGTCTCGGATCGAACAGCCGCGCACCTCGCGCACCTTCGGATCCATCAGGTGCGTTCCAGACTCCCCTCCCCAGATTGCCCACTGCAAATCTCGAATCCATGGCCGCACATCCACGAGGGACAGCGCAGGCTCGACCGAGAGGAACCGAATCGGGACGTCTACTTTTAGCAAAAACGGGATACGGAGATTGGCCCTGGTCTGGTCCTCCACCGTGACCCCGGCCCAAAAGTTCGCCGGCAGCTTGCGCCGCTTGCTGTACCTGACGAGGTTTTCGTGGCGCTTGGTCAGCACCTGGTATTGGTGCTGAGGCGTCGCCTCGATCACATCCAGTATCCGGTCCCGATATGAGTCCGGGACCTTCTCCCAAAATAAATCGCTCATCGAGTTGACGAAAATTAGCGACGGCTCCTTGACCTTTGTGGGCTCGCACAGCTTGTGCGGGCGAATCGTCAGGCCGAATCCGTTCGGGAATGCCAGCGTCCCGCGCTTGTTCTCGGCCAGTTGGCGCGCGTAACAATGCTTGCAGCCGGGCGAGACGCTTGTACAACCGCTCATGGGATTCCAGGTCAACGTGGTCCATCTGATTTCGGTATCGTTCATGTCGTGCCTCCTGAAGACAGGATAGCACGTAACTACGCGACTTTCTTAGGTTTTTCACCCTTTCACCACTGTGAAGCGCAATGCATAATAATACGTGTTGGGAGGGGCGTGCGTTATCTCGGTATTTGCTTGCAATCGCTTG